TCAGACACAACAGGAATTAGTGCGGTTATTAGTTTATTAGAAATAGATTTCTAATATGGATGTCGTTTATATTCCTAAAGAACAAGTTAATAAAGTTTGGGTACTTGCTAAACCTTATGTAGATGAGGCATTAGCTTATTCTAACTCTCATCATCATTCAGAACACTTTAAAGACCTTATGCTTAAAGGTAAATTACAGCTATGGTTATTGTGGGATGATAAGAAAACCACAATTAAAGAGAAGATGAATGGGGTAGTCGTATCAGAGATTATCCAAAGAAGTATCAAAAAGGTATTCCATCTACCTATTGTTACTGGAAAAAATAGACAAAGATGGCAACATTTAATTGAAAAACTTGAAGATTTTGCTAAAGATCAAGGATGTGATTTAATGGAATTAATTGCAAGACCTGGTTGGCAAAAGATTCTTGATAAACATAATTATAAGAAGACTCATGTCATCTTAGAAAAAGAACTAAAGGAGAAAGACTAAATGTCATTTTTATCAAGCGCAGGAGATACTACTCAACAAACCGTATCAGGTGCTTACGCACCAGCTACACCAGCATTAGGACAGATTTTAACAGAAGCAACTAATATTTATAATTTAGGTTCAGCAGGATCAGGTTATGTTGCACCTACTCAACAAACATTATCAGGAATTGCACAGGCTGAACAAATGGCTAACCTTGCTCAACAACAACAGGCTGCCACTTTATCTGGTGGATATTTAAATCCTTTTCTTTCACCAATGCTACAACAATTTGGTGAAGAAGCTTATACTAATGTTGCTAGTCAATTTAGTGGAGCAGGAAGAACTCCAGGTTCTCCGGTATCTCAACAACAAGTCGCAGCACAAGTTGCAAGTAAAGCTTTACCTTATGCTTTCCAAACATACGGACAAGAAAGAGCCTTTCAAGAAGCTGCTGCAAGAGGAACACCTACTTTAACACAAGTCGGTTCTCAATTAGAGGCTTTACAAAGAGCAGAACAATTAGCGCCATTCCAAGCATTACAACAATACTCTGGATTAGTTTCACCAATTGGTTTTGGATTCCCAACACAAACAACAACTAAAGATGTTGCTCCTGATTACTTAACAGCAGGTTTAGGTATAGGACAATTATTATTAGGTAGAGGTGGAATATTTAATCCTATACAAAGTTTATTGTAATGAAAAAGATTAACAAAATATATTTTGATATAGAAAATAAATTTAAACAAAAACCCTTAAAGTATTACATTATACTTTTAATTATAGCGGTAGTAATATGAGTAGTGCAATTAGTTCAATAACTGATGTTGTATCAGACGTCATTGGTGCTGGTGGTGAAATTGTTAAAGGTGGAACTGACATTTTAGGTAATGTCGTTGAAGAAGGTGGAGATTTCGTATCTGACGTTGGTAAAGTTGTTTCAGACTTAGATATTGAAGATGCAGTAACCACTTATGTGATGACAGGGGGTAACCCTTATGCGGCTGCTTTTGCTGCAACTTCTGGTGATGAAAAATTAGGATTTAATCCTGCAGTATTCTATGACCCAACTGGTGGTGGATTTGGTTTTGCAGATCCTGAAATTTATGGTGGTAATATGCCTAATGTTCCTGCTTATCCAGGTCAATCTATTATTGAACCTTTTGCAACACAAGCTATTACATCTTTAGCAAGATCAGCAATAGAACAAGACCAGCCTACTCAACAACAATTTTCTAACATTGCTAATCTTACCTTAGAGGGTTTAGAGCAATTACAAGGAATGATTGCATCAGGTGAATATGAAAAAACACCCTCTTTACAATTTTTTCAACAAGGTAATGTAACTCCTACAGGAGATATTATGAGCCGATACGATACAGCTAAATCAAACCTAAGTAATGTCATTAGACCTCCAGGACTTATTGGTATGGAAGGAAGACTTGGTATCTATGAAGATTACTTTCAAAAGAGAGGATTAATATAATGGCGATATACGATGATTACATTAGAAAATATATTTATGGTATGCCTGGTCAAGTAGAATCTGGAACAGGTATGACAACACAAGGAACAAGAGGTTTATTAGGCAGAGGAGGTGAAATGGGAAGTGGTGGTTTATTACAACAGGCATTTTCTTCTCCTGCAATTACTGGTGGATTAGGATTAATTGCTGCTGGTATGAGAGGTGTTGATCCTCAAACTGCAATGATTAAAAATCAGCAACTTCAAAGTTTACAAAGACAGCAAGAAAGAGATATTAAAAGACAACAAGTATTTAAAAATCTACCAGAAGATAGTCCATATAGAAAATTATCAGAGTCTGGTTATAGAGATGCTGCGGTAGCTGCCTATTTAAGAGATATTCAAGAACAGAAAAAAGCAGCAATAGAAGCTGCTCAAACTTCAAGACAAGAAATAGCAGGATTAACAAAAGATTTTAGAGGTATATATACTAAAGATCAAATTGTTAAAAACTTTAACGAAGGTCAAACTCAATTAAATAAATTACTCTCTGGTGTAGATCAAAAAACAGCAGCAGGAGATTTATCTGCAATCTTTACTTACATGAAAGTTTTAGACCCAACTTCAGTGGTTAGAGAAGGTGAACAAGCTACAGCTTCAAATGCAACTGGTGTTTCAGGTAGAGTAAGAACTTTATATAATAAAGTTTTAGCTGGAGAGAAATTAAATGATGATCAAAGAAATGATTTCAAAAAAACAGCTATTGGATTATTCCAATCTAATCAACAAGCGCTTGATGCTTATAGATCAGGATTATCTAATTCATTTACCGCAAAAGGTGTAAAAACTGAAGATGTCTTTATTGATGCTGATTTAAGACCTAAAAAAATCAAAATAAATGGTAAGGAACAAAATGTTCCTCTTGGTACAAAATTAATTGATTTCCAAGATGGATTTTATTTTTACAGAACTCCTTCAGGAGTAACATTCAAGGTTAAAAGAAAAGGTTAATCATGGCTGAAGTTGTTGAAGCAGAATTGGTAACAGATTACCAAGAAGATACTAAATTAAGAGAAGTTCCTTTAAAAATAAGAACGGCAGTATCTGCTGCACCTAATCTAGCATCTAAAGTTGCTACACTTAAAAAATTCTATCCTACTGTAGAACAAGATCAAAAAAATCCAGATAACTTTTTTGTTACTGACGAATTAGGAAAACGATTTGTTTTAGATAATAAAGACACAACAAATGTAGGTGATGTTATAGATTACATCAGACCGATATCACAAGCTATTGGTGGAACATTTGGAGCTGTATTTGGAACACCTGCTGCGCCAGGTGCAGGAACAGCAGTTGGAGCTGGATTAGGAACAGCAGCAGGAACTCAAGTTGCTGAAATAGTTGGTTCTGCTTTTGGAACTGAAATATTAAGAACTCCTGGAGAGTTGGTTGCAGAAAGAGCTACCGATGTTGCTTTAGGAACTGCTGGACAACTTATAACTCCTCCTATTATTAGAGCTGGGAAAAGTTTAGTTGTAGGCGGTAAAAAAGGAGCAGAAGCTGCTATAAAAAGATTAAAAGATTTTGGAAACGCTGGAGTATCTCCATCTTTAGGACAGGCAACTTTAAATCAAGGTGTTCAAACAGTTGAAATGGTTCTAGGAAATGTACCAGGTGCTTCTGGTAAGATTGCTAACTTTGCTTCAAAAGCTCAAGATGATTTAGGTAATTTTTCAACTAAAATTGCTTCTAAATTAATTAAACAACCAACTCCTGCAACATCTATTAAAGCAGGTCAGCAAATTAAATTGGGTATTACGGATCAAGGTTTATCAGGTCAATCATCATTTGTAGGTCGTTTCAAATCAAGAGCAAATCAATTATTTGGTGAAATAGATAATTTTATTCCAGGTGAAACAAATGTACCTTTAACTAACACAATTAATACTCTTAAACAGCAAGTATCACCTATACCTGGTGCTGTTAAAACAAGCGAAGTCTTTAAAAATAAATTTTTAAATGAAGTGTTTGAAAATTTAACTCAAGATATGGGTAAGAAAAATGCCTTACCTTATGAAGCTGTAAAACAATTACGTTCTAAAATAGGTAATAAACTATCTGATATGTCTTTAATTGCTGACGTTGATAAAGCACAATTGAAATTAGTTTATGGTGCATTGTCAGAAGACATGAAAGCCTTAGCTAAGGCAAAAGGAACAAAGGCATTTAATGCTTATACAAGAGCTAATAAATATTACCAATCAGGAATACAAAGAATTGAAGATTTCTTAGAGCCTATTAATAGAGTTGCAGACCCTGATAGACTTACTTCATTATTATTAAATACTGGTAAAGAAGGTGCAACAAGAATTAATGCGGTTAAAAAAAGTTTAACTGACGATCAATATAAAGTTTTTGTATCTTCTGTAATTGAGAGATTAGGAAGAATTAGACCTTCACAAGGTATAGCTGATGAAGCTGCTGGTGAAGTTATTGAAGGTTCAGGAAGATTTTCTAGTGAAACTTTTTTAACAAATTGGAACGCTTTAAGTAAAGAAGCAAAGAACGCTTTGTTTACTGGTAAAGGTATGGGTAATATTAGAGCTGATATGGACACCATTGCAAGAATATCATCTGTTATAAGAGAAAGTGGAAAAACATTTAGAAATCCATCTGGAACTGCTGATAGATTAGTTGGTCAGGGTATTATTTTTGGTGCTGCTGGTGGTGCGATTGGCAGTGCTAATCCTGCTTTTTTAATTTCACTTCCTTTGGTTATTGCTGGTGCAAATCAATCTGCTAAACTTATGACCAATCCTGCGTTTATTAAATGGATGGCTCAAGGAGTTAAAATCGCTGGTAACAAAGGATTTGACGGAGCTGCTGAACATTTTGGAAGATTAGGTGTTGTTATGGCAAATGCAGATTCTGAAACCAGACAACATATTCAAAATACACTTCAAATGTTTATTGATAGCGATGAAAGAATAAGAAAAAAAATAGAAAGCCAAACCATTAAATCAATGACGCCATAATGTAATATGACAAAAGTATCTCAATCAAAAAAAAACGAAATTGAAATTATTAAACTACAAAGCGAACTTAATATCGTTAATCACAAAATAGACACCATTAAAGATAATCACCTACAACATATTGATGAAAAGATAAATCTCATCTATAAGTTTGTATGGTTGATTCTAGGAACAGGGATGGCAAGTGTCGCAAACCTAGTCGTAACTCTGTTACTAAAGTAGATTTAGGAACAATCTCAGAACTTCAAGCCGTTAATTTATTAATTCAATCTGGTTTTTACGTTGCTAGGTCATGTCATGTACAATCACCTTTTGATATTGTCGCAGTAAGTCCAAAAGGTAAGACTTTTCTTATAGATGTTAAAACAAAGTCTTATAGAAAAAAAAGTAATTGTAAGATATATAGAACACCAACAAAAAAACAAAAAGAGTTGGGAGTGCATATTATGATTATTGACCAACAAAAAGTTGAAGATAGAAAAGAACAAAAAGAATTTTTTGATAAACTAAAAGACATGGTTGATTGCTTTCCAAGTCCTACCATGTTCAAAGATTTAAAAGGGGAAAAACATGGATCACAAAGACTTCAAAAAAGAAATAGAAAAAAAACTTAAAGAAAAATTACAGTTTGGTACTTGGTTAAAGAACGCAAAAGAAAGAGCTTCAAGACCAAGAGTTACAAGAAATATTCTACAGCCTCAAGAAAACTTAAAACAAGAGAATCATTGTGTCGTAGATGATGATAAGAGTTACACATGAAAATAAGTGATAATACAAATGTAGCTTTACCTTTGCGTAACCTACTAACCATTATAGGTGCTGTAGCCGTTGGTGTATGGTTTGCGTTTGGTGTGATTGAAAGATTAAATAATCTTGAAACCAAAAACCAATTGTTTGAAAAAGATTTACTTGAAGCGTCAGTTCAAAAACCCATAGACCAAGAACAGTTTATGTTAATTGAGTACATGACCAAACAAATAGAAAAACATGCAAAACAATTAGAAGATAATGTTCATACTGGTGTCATGTTAAAACAGTATGAAAAAGAAATAGAAAAACTTAAAAAAGATGTTGAGAGATTAAAAGATCAAACTAGAGATATTAAATTTGCAAATGGAAATGGTAAACACTAATGGAAACAGAACTAATTAATTTCTTTTTAAAATACTTAGACCCTAATTTTTTTAGTAAAGCATTTAGTTATTGCTTTTGGTACTGGGGATTTTTCACAGTGATCTTGATTGTTTTATTGAGGAAAAAATAATGACTAAAATAGTTATTGCATTATGTTTGTTTATTAATGGTGAACTCAAAGAACATAGGGTTCAACAATCTATGTCTGAATGTTTAAAGCATAAAAGAATAGCATCAAGAAACAGTGATATGAATAATAAGCAATATGTTTGCGGTGAAGTTAAAGCGGTCATGGATAAAAATGTAGATGGGTCTTTAAGTATTAAGAAAATTATAATAGAATCTAAATAATGAAACATTGTATAAATCAAACCACACAAGGTTGTGTGTTATCAGGAGGTTGCAGATGCAAGAATTATACTACACATTCTTACGTTGGTTACTCAAAGTCGTTAGCCGATGGGAAAACAGAATTTGGCGCAAGCTATACACTAAAAGGATTAATAGAAGGTTCAAATGAAACTGACAGAGAACTTCTCTCTTGCTGAACTTGTAAAATCACAAGTTGCTGAGAGAAAAGGAATAAACAATAATCCTTCATCAGATCAAACTAGTAATTTAAAAAAACTAGCAGAGTCTGTTTTACAACCTTTGCGAAACCATTATGAATCACCTGTAATTATTACATCAGGTTATCGTAGCGCTGAACTTTGTATTGATATTGGTTCTTCTATTCATAGCCAGCATTGCAAAGGACAAGCAGCAGATTTAGAGATTATTGGTGTATCTAATTATGATGTCTTTAAATGGATTAAACATAATTTAGATTATGACCAACTCATATTAGAATTTTGGAAAGGTGAAGATGAACCGAACTCCGGTTGGATTCATGTTTCATACGTTGGAAAGAAAAATAGAAAAGAATCTTTAAGAGCTTTTAGAGATCAAGAAGGAAAGGTGAAATATAGACCGTTATGATTTGGAGTATGTTACCGACATTATTTAAAGCAGGTTCTGAGATATATAAGAACCGGCAAAGAGCTAAGATTGCTTTATCTCAAGCAGAACTACTTAATGCTGAAAAGGCTGCAAGAGGTGAAATTGAAATAGAAAAGATTAAAATTCAAGAAAGACAAAACGATTATAAAGATGAGATCGTTTTAATTCTAATCTCAATACCCTTAATGATTGCAGCTTGGGGAGTGTTTAGTGATGATCCAGAAATCATTGCAAAGCTTGAAGCTTTCTTTGAACAGATTAATAAATTCCCTCTTTGGTTGCAAGGACTTATCATTGGTGGTTATTCAACCGTTCTTGGTATAAAAGGTATCAATACCTTTAAGAAATGAAATTTGTATTACTCATAACTTTATGTTCATTAAGATATGAGGCTTGTATGCCTCCTATTGAAGGTGGGTTTTATAAAAACTTACATGATTGTGCCAAAACTGGTTATGAAACAAGTTTAGATATGGTAAAACAAATTGACCCTGGAGCTTTTAATCTTAATCAATATATTATAAAATTTAGATGCGGAGAATTAGAAGATGATCAAATATAGAGGTGAAACATTTTCAGGTTATAACAAACCAAAAAGAACACCAGGTAAATCTAAAAAGTCTGCGGTATTAGCTAAGCAAGGAGATCAAGTTAAACTGATTCGTTTTGGTGATCCTAATATGAAAATTAAAAAACATATTAAAGCTAGACGTAAATCATTTAGAGCTAGACATAAATGTGAAGGCGCAACCAATAAACTATCTGCTAGATATTGGAGCTGTAAGGCTTGGTAATGCCTAAAAGACTTAAAATAGAAAAAGTATATACTGTAGGAGTTTGTAAATACTGCAATGAAGTTTTGGACACCAAAGATAGTTTTGTAGTATTCGCAGATAAAACAAAAGCTCATCATGAATGTTATAGAGTTGATGCTGAGTTAGAACAAAAAGAAAAAGGAGTAATATAATGCCAATGGTCGGAAAGAAAAAGTTCGCATATACTAAGAAAGGAAAAGCTGCCGCTAAAAAATATGCAAAGAAAAAAGGTAAAAAAGTAAAGAGTAAATACTAATGGAGCAAAAGTATATGAATAATATATTAATGACAATTAGACATTGGGTTTGCCAATTCTTTGATATTAAACAATGTCAATGTGTTTTTAAAAGCAAACCTAAAAGAAAGAAAAAGTAATGCCACTTACAAAAAAAGGTAAGAAGATTATGAAAGCCATGAAGAAAACTTATGGCAAGAAAAAAGGCGAATCAGTATTCTATGCCACCGCTAGAAAGAAAAAGATTAAAGGTGTAGAAAGAAAGAAAAAGAAATGAAAAAAGGATATCACAAAACAAAGTCAGGCAAGGTAGCTAAAAAGGGTTTATATTATTATATCAATCGTAAAAAGGCTAAAGGAACTAGCAAGAGTAAAAGCAAAAGTACCATTTCATCTAAAGCTTACTCTGCTATGAAAAAAGGTTTTAAGAAATCATAAGTTTGCGACTAAGAACATAGTCTGTGTGATACCTTAGTATCATGGGTGGTAGGTGGGAAACAATTTCAATTTAATTAAAGTTAGACGACAAGCCAAAAAGGGGAAATATGTACTTGCCGCCTAACCACACACAACAATAAACGATTATTTTTACATATCGTTATAAGATGTTTTCACAACAGGTGTAACGACCTGATCTTGTTGGACATCTTGAGAACCAACAAAATTCTGTAATTCCGAATCTAATCCTTCCACAAAATAAGAAAAGGAAACTCCAAGACCATTACATAATTGTAAGAGTCTAAATACACTGAGTCCGTTTCTTCCCTTCTCATACTTTTGTATTTGCTGAAAAGTTACGTTACAAAACTCTCCAACCTTTTCTTGATTTAATCTTTTTGATAAACGAATATCTTTTAAACGCTTACCTATTTGTATATCTATGTTTGTTCGTTTCATCGTTATCCTCTTTTTTTAGCGAATAATATCCTTTAAGTCTGTTACAACTTTTAAGATACATCCAGAAATTATCTAATTAACTATAGATAACTTCTTGCTTTGCTTTCAAAGCCTGTATTTTAATTCCAAGCTTATGTTGCTCATCTTGGAACTTTTGGAAAAGCTTTTTATATTTCCAAGCTTTTTGTAGCTTATCATTTTGCTTCTCCTCTAGGCTTTTGATCTTCTTCGGATCGTACATTATTCGCCTTATCGTTTAGTTTAGTACTAGCCTTGTTAAACTTTAAGCTCTGTATCTCAACAGAACAGTTTGAACTTGGCTTCTCTTTCTTAGCAGCGTCTTCCACATTGCTAAAAAATTCTGTTATCCTAGCTTCCACCGTATAGTAGAAGTCCTTTCTTACGTTATTTTCTAAACTCATTCTCTGTGTACATTATATTAAATTTAAGTTTATTCAATATGTTTATTTGATTTTTTGACAATCTAATCTTTCTTTGACTAGCGTCTGTTTCTTTATCAATTAAGCCTATTTTAACTAAATCATTAACAATCGCATTGGCTCTTGACCTGGTAAAACCTAGATTTTTGGCAATCTCTGCAAAGGTTGGGGTATAATCATTTTCTTTAAAGTATTTTGTAATAAACTTAAACACATCTAATTTTCTCTCACTAAAATATATTTTATTCATCTTTATCCTTATTAAATAATTTCGTTATATTGTTCTTATGTTTTTTATTTTTATCATCCATATTCTTAATTTGTTTCTCTAATTCATCTAATACCTGACTCATATCATCATTTGATTTTTCTAGTTTCTTTAGAAACATATATAATTTATTAATGTACCAATTCGCTTTCTCACAATCTACAATCAATCCTGCAAGACTCCCTCCCATTTTAGAACCAAAACGACAAAGATATTTCATCGCTTGACCTTTTAAAAAACCTATCTTCTCTGAGTCATTATTTAATTGTGAAAGGATTGCATCACAAGTTTCAATAGTTTTTTTATAATAGGGAGGGTTCTTGGATTCCATAATTAAAAGGGGATTTTATCCTTATCTTTTTTGTATGGATTAGATATTTTAAAATGTGGGTTATCTTTTCCTGTTTGAGGATTAACCGCATTACCCCAAAATGATAAATCGTATTTACCAGCAGGGATTGTAATATCTTCTTTCAACTCAAAACCATTCCAACTATGCGTTGGTGATTTTTGAGAAGGTGTTTCATTTCTAAACACATTAAAGTAAATGGGTTTTTTTAACATAGTTCTCCTATTTGTTTTCGTTTACTTTTTGTTTTACTTTTTCATTTATTGCTTGTGCTTCCTTAACAACATACTCAAAGGTTGCTGCATCAGAATCTTTTAAATCCATAATTTTAAATTCTTCCATGAACTTTTGTTTTTGTTGTTCATAAGAAACCATTGATTTGCAATGGTCTGCTGAAGCTCTAAGATATTTTAAAAAGTCATCAGCTATAAATTTTGCGTTAGGATTAGGTTGGGGTTTAGGTTTAGGTTTAGGTTGTTCTTGATTTCTTACAAAGTTTTGCATTTCATCAGCACTAGCTAATTCTGTTCCTGCAAATCCTGCAAACGCTAAGCACCTTCCTACTGCCACTGATTCATGTTTCTCATAAGATTTTTCGCCAACTCCTACCTCTTTTGAATTACCGGTAGCAATTAACTTATCATCTAAAAACATTTCACAATGGAACTCAGCAGCTCCATCAATATGTTTAGTGGTTGTCTTTATGGTTACTCTCTCACCAAAAGTTTCTCTTACAAAGTTTAATCTATCCTTAACCTGGATATAATTTTTCCCACCTTTGACTCTAATGGTATCATGGGTTTTCTTTGAAAAAGCTTGTATCGCTTCTATTAATGTTATCATTTTTTTACCTTCCATAGTTTAGTTTTTCTCTTATCTTTTGAAACTTTATTTTAGCATCATGTTCTAAATTGGTTTCAAGTTTAAGTTCTATTTGTTGAACTAGAATTTCTTTTTCAGTAATGGTTGCTAATTCACCATTACCTTCTTGAAATTTAGCTATCAGGTTATCAATCCTTCTTTCTAAATCTGGTTCTAGTCTATCTTCTTTTCTTTCTTCTAGCGTATTTAGGATCATAGCCTTTTCCGCATAGGTTAGGTTATGGTTTGTCATTGTTGTCGTTCCTTTCTGTAAAGCTCTTTCTGAAATTCTCTTGGCTTTTTTTCATCCATAATGCTAGTTCTTTTCTCAATCTAGTATTATCATTTTGCAAAGCCTTGTTATCATCTTTTAATCCTTGAATTTTTAATCTTAATTTATGTAATCTTATTAAAAGATAAGATTTACTAAAATAAGAATAATCTTTTTTATCAGCCATAATATTTATACAACCTATCTAAATATTCTTTTGGAATATCTTGCCACCAAAAATCTTGTTTACGAATAGATGAGAAATCCGTTTTAATAATACTTGCTAATTTTTTGGGATCGCCATCTGCATATCTTAATTTATTTTCCCAAATCTTTTGATACAAAATGAGTTCATCATAATATTTAATTAAATTATCTTGTCTAAGTTCTGGTGTATTCCCTTCATGAAAAGCCATGACTTCATCTTCTGTGGCATAAATCAAACATGGTTTCTTATTCACACAACGGCTATACAAAGCAATCTGCATTAAATCTGATGTATAGATATGACTATCTATTTTTCTTTTTGATATGGCATAACCTGATTTGTTTTTTCTAACCGAACCAAATAAATTTTTAAAATCAAAAAAATAATCTTTACCTTCTAAATCTACAAAGCATCTAAAAAATGTTTCTATATGATGATCCCAATGAGTGTATTCGGTTTCTGCTTTAAATGTACCAGCATCTAATTTTAAAACTTCTCCTACAAAATTTTTAATAATACTTTCTGCTTGCTTAGCTATCAGTTCTGCTTTAACTTTATCCTTTTCATCTTTCGCTTTATATTCTTTAACTTTCTTTTCCAGGATAGGCATGACATCTGTTATAGGAATGTTTTTAGTTAACATACTTTGTGCAGCATCATGAATAAGAGTTCCCATTAAGAAACTTGGATTGATATATAATTTTGATTTTTCTTCTTTTGTTAAAATAATCTTTTGAAAGAACCTTACATCATCAGGTAGTTTATTTTCTGAAACAGACGTATTGGTTAAACCAAAGTTTTTATAAACATCTGATGTGCTTCTTAATTCGTTATCCATGATTCGTTTTATTATAACTATTTTATTTACAATGCAAGACTTAAAAGTTTAATATATATATACATTGATTTCAGAATGAATTTAGCTATAAGTGATTCGTAGATAACGATATGAAAATACCAAGTCAAATTAAGATTAGAAATAGTACAATTTCTATTTCAACTGTACCGCTAAAAGAGGCTCAACAAGGTGAGTATTATGGTATTTATGATACTGAAAAAAATACAATTAAAATTAGAGAAGGCATTAAAGATAAAAAGTTTTTATGTGATGTTTTAATCCATGAAATTATCCATGCCATTTTAGATAAAGGAAATAAAAAGATAAGATCAGAAGAACCCACTGTAGATTTCATTGCAACGCAATTTGTAAAGGTATTAGATAAAAACAAAGAACTGATAGGATTTATAAAAAAATGTCTGAAGTAAATAAATTAAGAATATTATCTCTTGGTGCTGGTGTTCAAAGTTCTACACTTGCATTAATGATTGAACATGGTGAATTACCACCGATTGATGCTGCTATATTTGCTGATGTTAAAGGTGAGCCAAAAAAAGTTTATGAATGGTTAGAGTATCTTAAAACTAAAATTAAATCTTACCCTGTTCACATAGTTTCATGGAGAGATTTAAAACAAGATATCCTTGATGCAGCTAATGGAGATTATAAAGCATTTACAGCTCCATTTTATACAAAGAATATTGAAACAGGTAAAAAAGGCATGCTTAGAAGACAATGTACTGCTGATTATAAAATTAAACCAGTTGTCCAGAAAATTAGAGAATTATTAGGTTTAGCAAAAGGTGAAAAACGAAAGGCTGGAACTGAAGTAGAATTATTAATGGGTATTTCTAAAGATGAAATTGTTAGAATGAAAACCAACCCAATTAAGTATATTACAAATGTTTATCCATTAGTTGATAAAGATATGTCAAGAAAAGATTGTATAGAATGGATGGAAGATAACTTTTATCCAAAACCTCCAAGATCAGCATGTACTTTTTGTCCTTATCACTCAAATGAAGAATGGTTAAGAATAAAAAAAGAAACTCCTGATGAATGGAAAGAGGTTGTTGAAATGGATAAAGCAATTAGAAGCCAAGAAAGATTTAAAGAAAAGAACAAAGGATCAGGTACTTTGACCGATGAAATATTTTTACATCGTTCTTGCAAACCTATTGATGAAATAGATTTTGAAAAGAAAGACCCTCAAGGAGATTTGTTTTTTGGTATGGCTAATGAGTGTGAAGGAATGTGTGGCAATTAATGCGCAATCTAATTGAAAGTATTATTGATGTAGGTTCTGGCTTTATATTAGCTATTGTAATTCAACTAATAATATTTCCCATATTTAATTTATATCCATCAATTTTAGACTCAATTGGTATAGCAATTATTTTTACTTTTGTTTCTATTTTACGTTCATGGTTTTGGAGGACTATATTTAAATGTCTGAAGTAATAAGATTAACACCCTATGAATTAGCAACCGCAGCTCAAGTGGGTTGTATGAGAGTAACAGAATCTTTTAGATTAGGTGAAAATTGGGGTCATGGTTACAGTAAATCTATGTATTATAAATTTGCTGATTCTATTTCTGGTGCTTGTGCAGAATTTGCCGTTGCACAATATTTAAAAATTAAACCTCAAATTCATGTCAATCATGGTGCTAAATCTGATATTAAATTTAATAATTTAGAAATACAGGTTAAATCTCATGTTCCTAAAAAGGACAGGCAGCCATTATTATATATTAGACAAAATGCTTTACCTGGTGAAATCTTTTGTTTTGTAACTGACAAATCTCCAGAGTTTCACATACTGGGTTTTATTATGGCTAAAGATATTATTTTCCAAGAATCTAGGTTAACAGATTTTGGCTTGCCAAGACCTCCAGTATTTCAAATTAAACA